GCAAGTTAAACCGCAAAACAGCACTATTATGGAAAATTTTGATCTGATGGAGTACCTGACCGGGGATTACATCCTGCAAACCCGGATCGGCTGGAAATTAGCCGGTGAAATACAATTACGTCCCCGCGCGGATGTGTACAAACTCGCCGCTAGAATAATAGCCCCAAGCGGGGAGGTACATAGTGGTTCATGGACCATTGAGGGCGGAGCCCTTGCGGGCGAGGATAATAGCAGATTTGATTTAATGATGGTTCGCACAAAATGAAAATCGCCCGATACACCCTTTTTTCGGCCGAAGGAACGCAGATCGCGGAGTCTTTGACGCCGGCGACGTGGTTCTGGTGGAGGTTTCGATACTCGGCCAGTGCGAAATCCACGAGGTAACGAAATAGCCCCCTTCGGGGGAGGGGTCCGCCACTGGCCGAAACCCCAGCCGCCCGCGACGGCATAAAGTGGCAAATTGTATTGGTGAAGCATTCGCATCGCGTGGAGAAGGCGCGGCAGACCGCCGGGCAGCAACCCGCGGGGATCACCTCCCCGGCCTTCGCAAGTTAAACCGCAAAACAGCACTATTATGGAAAATTTTGATCTGATGGAGTACATGACCGGGGATTATATCCTACAAACCCGGCACGGCTGGAAAGTAGTCGATCTACAACTACGGCCAAGAGCAGAGAAATACAAACTTTTAGGCAAAGTACAGGGGCCAAGCGGCGAAGTATTCCCGGCTTCGTGGACCGTTGACGGGAAGGACATAGTAGACCAAGACGAAGGTAGATTTGATTTAATGATGATTCCCGTAAAATGAAAATCGCGCACTATACCCTATTTTCGGCCGAAGGAACGCAGATCGCCGATTCTTTGGACCTGCAATACATCAAAGACGTTGCGAAGCGTCAGAAGCCCGGAAATTATTACGTCTACGAATGGTGGGCAGAACCCGGCGATCCGTTTTGGGAACACTGCCCCGACACCCACTACGAATTTATCATCAAACGGGGGTTGATCTCAACTACGATTCAGATTATCAACAAGGATAGCTTATTTAAAAATTCAAAATTATGATTTACGATTTGTCAACTGCGGCGTACGACGCCATTGCCGAAGCATTCAAGGACCATTTAGACGGTGATTACTTCCACGGATCGGAAGTTGTGAAGGTCGACACCCCGTTCGGGCGCGAGGACGTAACGGTCATCATCTCCGCCGATCTGTATTGGAAATCCGTGCAGATTCCGGAGGGAAGTTACCCGGTCCTGAATGCGGTCCAATTCCGGAATATCGAAATATTTCCGGATCACGAAAGCGCAACAATCCATGTAGAACCCCGGAAAATGGCGATAGCCTTCCTTAAAACCAACCGATAACATGGCAATCCGCAAAACAGTTTTCAAGACCCGCGCCGAGTGGCTGGCATACCGAAATCAACACTTTGTGATTGGAGGATCAAACATAGGCATAATCCTCGGCCTGAGCAATCACAAAACCCCGCTGCAATTGTGGTTGGAATGGAAAAACCGGGACGCGCAGCCGATCAAGGAATCCATGTATCGCGGGCGGTTCATGGAGGACGGAATAGCGCACTGGTTCCAACAGCAGACAGGCCTCAAGGTGGTGGGCCGATCCAAAGAGATCGCCGTATTCCACAACGACGAGTACCCCGATTACATTCAGGTGGCCCCGGACCGCGAGATTTTCAAGGAGGGGACGAACCTTGCCGGGCGTCCGTTCTTGGAGATCAAAGACACCGCGATGCATGTGGACTTCGACGTACCGGAGACCATTCCGTCCGAATGGTTTTTGCAGTGCCAGTTTGAGGCGGAAATAGGCGGACGCCCCGGAACCTATCTGGCCGTAAATGATGGCTCCAAAACGCTCAAATCGCGCCTGATCCTGCCGAAGCGGGAGTACGTCCGCAAGTGCATCGAAATGGCGTGCGCATGGTACGAACGGCATATTATCGGGGGCGAACAGCCGGAGCCTATAAATGGCGATGACGTGCAGCTGTTGCACCCCGAATCCACCGCCGGGATCATCAAGGTGGGGCACGAAGTCTCGCAACTCCACGAGCAGGCGATTATCTACAAGCGCAACGCGAATGAAGCGGCCAAGAAATACGAAGAGATCAAGGCGAAAATGTCCGCTCTGTTCGACGAACGCGATACCCTTGCCTACGAAGGCCGGGCGCTGGCCACCTACCGCACCATTCACCAGCGGCGTTTCGATCTGGCCAAATTCAGCGAGGATCACCCCGATCTGGCCAAAGAGTATACCACCATTTCAGCGTATCGGAAATTCGACATAAAAAAGTGATGGAAACCAAGGAAGAGCTGGTGGCGCGGCGAACGCGGCAGATCACCGAGTTGATAACCGACTATTCGAGGGTCAAAGGGTATGACACGAGAATCGAGAATTTGTCCCCCTACCAAATGCGTGTTTGCAGGTGCATACGGTCGATGGGAAGGCGCATAAATGTGGACGAGAGAACCACGGAAGAGGGTTTTATACTTACAGGCAGCGCAATCGGTATTTTCGACGTGTACCCCACCAACATGCGGTGGCACAACCTCTCAGACAACACCCGCGGCGGCTTTACCTCCGGCGGATGGAAAGACGGAATCAAAAAACTACTTGACAAAAATTTCAGCTATGGACGCAAAGCAGATGACCGAACAGGCGAAGGCCGTAACCATTCAGGCCCCGCAAAAGAGCGTAACGCAAAGTAATTTCCAACAAATCAAATCATGGCTCACGAAAGGAAGCACCCGCGACCAATTCATGGACGTTCTGGGGGAGAAATTCGCCCCGCGGTTCATGCAAACAATCCTGCTGTTGATGCGCGATCCGGCCGCCGCGGCCCTCAACAAATGCGACCCGCGCACGGTGGTGAGATCGGCGATGGTATCGGCCTGCACGGGGTTGTCCATCGACCCGAACCTGAGCCAGTCGGCCCTGATCCCCTACGGCGACCGGTGTACGTTTCAGGTGATGAACCGCGGCCTTCAACAGCTGGCCTTCCGCACCGGCACGATGGCGACATTCAACACGGCAAAAGTGTACGAGGGGGATATATTATCCCACAATCCCTTTACGGGGGAATACAAGTACAACGATGCGCCGCACGAGCGGGAAATCCTGCAAGGATATATAGCCTACATTCGCCAGCTCACGGGCTTCGAGAAGTATTGCTACATGACCATCGAGGAATTGATGGCATGGGGTCAGAGGTATTCGAAATCCTTCAATAAGCCCACCGGAATGTGGCGAACCAACCCGGAAGTAATGTATCATAAAACCGTATCGAAACGGGTGCTGCGCGAGGGTGCGATCATTGATCCCTATTCTACCACGGCCATGAACCAGCTGGCTACCGCCATTAAGTTCGACAACGGCACGCCTATGTCCGACGACGTGGAGTATGAGACCGCGGTAGAATACCCCGACGGACAGACCGAAGATGAGGCGATGATCGCCCGTGTGGAAAATGCCGAACAATCCAAATAGGGGGGGGGTATGATAACTGACACACGAAATCTTCATACCCTGCGATGGCTGGCCGACGCGAGCGGCATTCCGCTGAGTTCTCTCTACCATTACGCCAAAACCGGCGCGCTGAAAATAGTGAAGATCGACAATGTCGCTTTGGTGGCCGAATCGAATCTTCCCGACTGGATAAAAGTTGAAATAAACAAGAAACACAATGAAAAAGTTCAAGATTCCGGAAAGTAGTTGGCTGTTGTATTTGTACCTGCCTATTTTGATCGTACAGATGCTGTTGATGGCGATGGTAGAACCAACAATCCCGGAGAATGGTAAAGCAAAATAGTACGCGCCGATCCATATTGGACAGCCCGCAGGTGAACTGCACTGCGTGCGTGCACTGGTCCGGAGAGCATGTTTTTCACTGCCTCAAGGCGCGAACGCTGACGATCTGCATGGACAAATGGTGCATTTACTTCGAGCCGATAAAAGGGATCGAGATGCCGATCATAACCGAAAATAAACCTGATGTCAAACCAGCGGAGCCGGCGAAGGACGAAGTTCGAAACTTCGCGGCCCGCAAAAAACCGAAAAGAAAATGAGAGGGGGGGGCGATTCACAATCCCGATATGGCAGGCTACACCGACCGAAAACTGCTGGAGGAACTCAAGGCCCGCAGCTTCGTGTGGTCGGACATGAAGCGCATTCAACCCGTTAAATACGATTCGATATGATCCAGATAGAGTATAAAATAATCAAAGCTGGCACAACTATGTGTGAAGAAGAAATGAACGCTTTGGGAGTTAGGGGCTGGGATTTGGTTCGGGTGCTGATCGTAGGATCGCGGAGAATTGAGTATATTTTCAAACGTCCCAAAATACAACGTCATCATTAAACAACAAATTAAAAAACAAAAAGTTATGAAATCTATTATCAATGTTCTGATTGTAGTGGGAGTGGCGATCGTCTTTTCCTTGGTTCTGATGATGGGGCTTCCCGCTTATAGCGTCTGGCAGCAGGAGATGGCCGGAAAGGCCGAATTTGCCAAGGCGGAGCAGAACCGCCGCATCAAGATCGAAGAGGCAAAGGCGAATCTTGAGGCGGAGAAACTGAACGCGCAGGCCGAAATCGAACGGGCGAAAGGAGCGGCCGAAGCTATCCGCATCGAAAACGGCTCCATAACTCCGACATACATTCAGTATTTGTGGGTACGACAGCAGGGAAATATCCCGGAAAAAGTGATTTACATCCCTACCGAAGCCAACCTTCCGATTCTGGAAGCCAAAAAATAGACTGAAAAGTTGGGAATTTCCGGAAAGGTTCGTATATTTGCATAGCGACTTGCCCTCGCATGTATGATATAATGGCCGCAAGGTCATTCCAAGCGAACCGACAGGAAGGGCAAGTTCTTGTTGGTTCGCTTTATTTTTCAACCTATTATGAAGCTAAAGGACATACAAAATGGATGGATGAAAATTCCTACCGAATGGTACCGGGAGACCAGCGTTAAGTCATGTCGGGAACACGCCATGATCCAATGGTTGGTTATGAACGCGAACATTACGGAATCGGAGTGGAACGGGATCACGGTTAAACGCGGGCAAGTGGTGACGAGTCTGTCTAAGTTGAGCGAAGGGGTACAACAAAGTCTCCAACAAACACGCAACACACTTGACAACATAGTCAACAACAAAGAAGTAACAAAGACGGCAACAAAGACGTATACCATAATAACTATCTGTAATTTCGATAATTACGTCGGTTTAAATTTTTACGATAACAAAGAGGAGAACAAAGAAGCAACACAGCGAGCAACACAGCGAGCAACAAAGAAGCAACACAGCGAGCAACAACAGATAAGAGATATTATAGAGAAGAAAGACATAGAGAGTACTTCTCGTACTGACGTACTCGAAGATGCCGAGATAATAGATATTTCAGAAGATGCTGGTAAAAACTCAAAGCGCGTGCGCGCGAGAGAGAAGCCGGAAACCCCGAAGGAGGTGACGTGGCGAGACAGCTTCGAGGTCTACCTGCAAGATTGCCGGGACGCATGGAAGAGATGGGTTGGCAACAGGGAGTGGATGGCAGAACGACAACGGTTCAATCCCGGCGTGAATATCAAACTGACACTTGAAAAAGCATGCAAGGAGTTTTGGGCTACCGAGGCCGGATGGCTGCACAAAAAGAAGGGGCGAGGAAAGACGATAGATTGGAAACGGATATTCGAATATGCTATTTCACAAAAAACCAACCGAGTGTATGAAAGATCAAAAGACAATTCCCGCGGCAAGGACGGCCTTACCGACGACGAACGAGACCAACTCGACCGAGCTTTGCAAAGCGCTGTTAACGCCAGCCGAATGCATGAAATTGTTCCGTAAGTGCCTAACCCCGCTTGCTTGCGCCAGCTCTGGAGGACATTCGTTATCGGCCCTGCGAAAAGCGTATGGTGAAAATTCGGTCATTCTAATGCTCGCGGCATGGATTTCAAATCTTCAAAAGTTTCTCAACGTATCGGCAAAAATGGACGGCGCTCAGATACACGAGACCTGCCAGATGATATTGGATGACTTCTGGGCACTGAACAGCGCCGATGTGAATCTTGTAATGTCCCGTGCAAAGCGAGGATTCTACGGGCAGCTGTTCGGGCGCATAGACGGTCAGATCATATACCAGTGGTTCGCAGAATACTTCGAAGAGAGATGCGAAGCATGTGCAAATAGGGAGGTACACGTGGCGGGTCTTCATGGTTCTGTAATAAACCGGCTCAGCGACGAAACTAAGGCAAAAATACTTGAGCTTTGGGAAAGCCAAAGGAGAGACAAAAGCAAAGATGCCCCTGTTTGCGATTCTTAGGCGGGTAGAATCGAATGAAACCACCAAAGTGGTACATGGTATCACCTGAATATTTTTAAACGAAATTTAGAGAGTAAAAATGAAAAACCAAGTAACGAGCATCGGGCAGTCGAAGCGGCTGATCGAACTGGGAGTGCCCGCGGAGAAGGCGAGCATGGTATGGGAAATGGACGAAGATTGCGCCCGATTGAAGATATGGAACACAGATAAGGAAACAAGGCGCGCTCTGCACAATAAGTACCCGAATTACTATGTCCCCGCCTTCACAGTCGCTGACCTGTTGGGGCTTCTCCCGTCGGTGATTTTTATAGCAATTAGATTTAATCCTACCTTGGAAAAGACCGGGGAGGATGGATGGGATTTTGAGTTCGGCCAAATTTCAGAGGACGAGGAATATGGTTTCGCCCGCAACAAAAGCCTTATCGACCTTCTCGTCGGCCGCATCGAGTGGGTAATGTCTAACGGCTATAAACTGAACCTGTGATGAAACTACCTATTGAAGTTCACAATCCGCTTATCCCGTTTAAGGGATTCAGCTGGATAACATGGCTTGCGTTCGCGTTCACCCGGAAGCCCAAGTACCAGCATCTGACTAAGAAAACGCGCCGCCACGAAGGAATCCACTGCGCCCAGCAGATCGAACTGGCTGGGCTGTTCGCGGCAATCCTCCTGCCCGTCGCCATAAGCTACTCGTTCGCGTGGTGGGGCTGGGTCCTGACGGTGTTAGGCATTCTCTTCGCCGGCTGGATTTGCTACGGCATTTCGTGGCTGATCGAAGTACTTATCCCGCCTTATCCGGGCGCGTACTACTACACCTGCTTCGAGACCGAGGCATACAACCACGAGGATGATCCGGACTACTTGAGGCGGCGAATACCGTTCTGGGGCTGGATTTCCTGCATACCGAATCGGAAAGTGAAACACAAAAGATAACCCTTACGAAGTATGAAAACAATAACTGAGTACGACCGTGGCTATTGGATAGCCGTACAAAATGTCGCCTCTTTCGATTTCCAGCCGGATAAACAAGCCGTGAAAGCATTGATTAGGGATGCTGGATTTGACCGAGATACCTGCCTAAAACTAATGGATGAATATGATTTCAATGCTGAAATAATCCGTCAAGTAGTGGATGAAATGTACCCAGTAAAATGAAAACCAAACTACTGAAACGGCTGAAGCGGGAGGCAAGGGAAAATACACCCTCCCCGGCATATTATACCTACTCATCCCTTTATGAGGCGATGACAGTGATTATGCACTACGAGGATGAAAAACGCAACTACATCCTTCGGCGCGTTGAGGAACTAAAACAGAAGAGAAAATGAAGACTGAAATTATAGCGTGGGTGTTGCTTTCAATCCTCGGAATCGTCACTGTTTGGCTTGGGTATCGCGCCGTGGAGATGCACGAACGGGTCAGAAAATCAATCGAAGAACTCAAAAAAGAACTAGAATCCCATGAAAACAGGAATCGAACTGATTGCGGAGGAGCGCGTTAAAATACTTGCCTCACGCGGCAAGTTGGAGGGGGCATGCAACATGGTTGCGCGCGCAGAAATGCTGGTTGAATTTTCCGGACGCCCTTCCAAAAATGTAGAGGCGGTCAACCTCCTTGCCGAGTCCGGTGCTCTTATCGCCGCCGAGATCGACCGAGTGAACCAACTATACCAAGCGTAAATATGGACACGAAACTAACAGTCGATGAAATTCAGATCGCATTACGCAATAGCGGGATTTGGAACAAGCGGCAGGATATATTCATTCCTAATCTTTCGTGGGGTCTGCTCAATTACGAGGCGGATTTGGTAGTAATTACCAAGTCTGGGTATTTGACCGAGATCGAGATCAAACGGTCGTGGGCGGATTTCAAAGCCGATTTCAAGAAAGGGCATGAACACGACGATCCGCGCGTCTACAACTTTTACTACTGCGTCCCGGAATCAATCTCCGCGCGAGTTGCGGAGTTCTTGCAGGAGAAATATGGCGCAGGTCGCCCGCCGGTGCTATGCGTGTCCGAAGAGGGTAATATCAAACATTACGGCGGTGGCTGGCCGCATCGGGGTGGTCGTAAACTGTTCCTTGAAGAGCAACTTACCGCGGCCCGGCTTGGATGTATGCGGGTTTGGAACTTAAAAGAGAAACTTATAAAACAGCAGAGCAATGAAGAAGATAATGTTTAACGACCGCTACGGACTGACGGATGCGGTTATCGAGGGCCGAAAGATCATGACGAGGCGGTTGATTGACCCAATGCCGAAAGATTGCGCCACCGTACACAAAAATTGTTGGGGTGCCAATTGGTCGGATGAGCCTATGTCTTTGGTAGTAGATCGAGACACAGGCGGTATATATTGCAAGTATTGTGGCAACGGCGTAAGATTGCATGATGGGGGATATCACTATAAGACCAAATACGAGGTCGGTGAGGTCGTGGCCGTAGCGCAGAGTTATGAAGCCGCAGGGTTTGATCCGGGATACTGCATAGAAGGCGGCCAGTTTGCCCAAAAACACGCTGGCTGGCACAATAAGATGTTCGTCAAACCGGCACTCATGTCCCACCGAATCCGCATCACGGGAATCAAATGTGAGCGGTTGCAGGATATTTCGGACGAGGACTGTTTTCGTGAGGGCATTTCCGAATCGTGGTACGAATCCACAGATACCACCACGTATGGGTATGCCGACGAGAAAAAAGGAACAGCCGTTGAATTTGACACTCCCCGCAAGGCCTTCGCCGCACTAATCGACAAGGTTTCCGGCCGGGGTACGTGGGCATCGAATCCGTGGGTCGTGGTTTACGAATTTGAGTTGGTGAAATGAGCGACTTGATCTGTCAAATAGTTACCCGTAAAATATATGCCTACGTGGCCGATATATTTGGGGGACCCGCATTTTGGAATGGAAAGTGGCATCTTATGGTCGATGTAATCTGGCGGGACAATGGATGTCCAATACGCGAAAAAATGGTGCTAAAGTTCGACACCAAAGAAGAGGCGGAACGGGTGAAAATCGGGACGATAGCAAAGGATAAAACACTTTATGAATTACTGAAATAGCGAGATTCTCGCAAAATATCGAAAAACTGAAATAATTATGAGAGTTTTTGATCTTGAAGCCGCCAAAGCAGGCGCGCCGGTGTGTACAGACCTTTCGGAACCAGTTCGCATATTGTGTTTCGACCGAAAATCGAGTCAGTTTCCAATTATAGCCTTGATAGATAAAGGAGATAATTCCGAATCGTTTGTGACTTTCACTAAAGAGGGAAAAGAATCCTATTCGATTGGGGCGACCGCCCTTATGATGCGTGACGACAACTACGCCAAGAAGCTGGCGCGGGGAGAGTACGGGCCAACTGTCAAAGAAAAGTTGACAGTTGATACCCCAACTTGTAAGGATTCCTTACCAGTTGACCGGGTGGCATGTCGGCGCGAATTTGCCGAGAAGGTTATGTTAAAAATAATAGACGGGATAGTGTGTCATGGTGGGAAGAACTTGGACGATAATGGATCAATATACAGCTCCGCCGCCTATGATGCTGTGGCATACACCGATGCCCTTCTTGCGGAATTACAAACAAAAAAGACGGAAAAATGAAAAACCAAGGGGAAATGCGCCCTACGTGGGTGCTATGGTGGCTGTTGGCCATCCTTATTTCAGTGGTGTGTATTGCCTTCACCGGGGTGAAGCGCGCCTACGCACAAGACGTGCGGACCATCAAGGATTCAAAGGGAAAGGTGACCCACACCATCCGCACCCGGAACGACGGTTCCCGTGAGATTCGGGATGCCTCCGGGCGGCTCGAAGGAATCGTCCGAACCGACAACGCCGGTCGGGACCGGGTGTACAGCACGCATGGGACCGTGGAGTACACGGCGGACGCCGACACGACCCGTCGGGAACAATTTCAAACATTTTGATTATATTTGCGTATGGCAGATGAAGTTATTATCGCCGAGGTGCGACTGGACATGATCCCTGACGAAGCCATCAAAGAGTTTAGATGTCGGGGTGGCATAGGCAGCTCCATCAACATCAAGATTCAGAAACTGAAAGAACCCGACAAATGGGGAAACGAGTACTTCATTGCAATAGACTGGGGGAAAGGAAATCACCGAGAGGCGGCTTTCATCGGCAAGGGGCGTAGAGCGCCGTGGCTGAAAGACAATCAGGTGGCTCAGCAACAAACATCCAAGAATCGTTGGGCGCGCCATGACGATGCAGACGAGGAACCATTTTAAAAACATAGATTATGGAATTTGAGATTTTGGACCGATTGCTGGCGACGATTGCCGTCACTACCCAGAATGTCCGCGGCCGTCATTGGACGCTGTACGGAGAGCATTACAAGAGCTGGCACCCTTTTTTCGACGAGGTGTATAAAAAGCTCAACGAAGCGGCCGACAATGTCGCCGAGTTGATCGTTCAGCTGGGCGGAGTTCCGGTGCACAGCATGTCGGGATTCATCGAAACCTCCGTGGTGGCCGACATGGTAACGCTGGGCGACTGGCGGCGTTATGTACGCGAGACCCGCGACGAGCTGGCCGAGATCATCGAGATCATCAACAAGAACGACAAGGAGGGGGTTTGGGATGGCGCCGCATCGAACGACCTGACCCAGATTGCCAGCACCCTGCGGCATTACTACATGTTTGCCGCCCAAACCTTGAAGGAGTAGATGGACGCATACCTGCAAATACTGCGTCAGACGACCGGGTTGGAGTGGATTTCGGAATATCGGTTCCACCCGCCCCGTCGCTGGCGGTTCGACTACGCATGTCTGGAGTTGAAGATAGCAGTAGAATTAAATGGGGGTAACTTCGTAGGGGGGCGCCACTCGAACCCTGTAGCGTTGGGGAAGGAGTACGAAAAGATGTCGCAGGCCGCGGCCGACGGATGGGCTGTTCTGATATGCACCCCCATGTCAAGGGGACTTGAGGTCATGAGATTCGGCGGCGACGCATTCACGAGAATACTGGCAGAAGCCATAACAAATCGAAAACAACTATAACATGGGAAATGAATTGGAATTTGCAGTGGCCATCTTGGCCATCATGTTGACGCTGGAGGCATTTGCGCTGCTCTGCGTATTGGTAGGAAGAATACGCCTGCCCGTGGACCTCGATAAAGGGGTTCAGAAAGCCGTGGAGAAGGCATTAATGGAGGTCGTAAAAGATTCGACCGCCGAGAATTTTCCAGCCAAAAAGCTATGAATGCTCTTAAAATTGCCGTGTCGCTTCTGATCGGGCTGGCAGTAGGTGTAGTGGGGGGTCGATGGTTATGGCCGGCGGACCCTATCATCGACCGGCAGGTGGTGACAGTGTACTACGAAAATCCTCAATCCGGGCCGAGCACCTACCACTCGGTAACGGTGCGGGTCCCCAATCTGGTGTTTGCTCCGGTCGATACGGTGACAGTGACGGAAACCAAGATCGTAAAAGTGGGTCCGGATAGCACTGAATTACAGGTAGCTGTAGAGACGCGACCGTACTCAGGCCCGGATTGGTCGGCGCAGGTGAGCGGCCCGGCCATCGGAGACCTCCACCCGCAGTTGGATTGGATGAAGGTAAATCAACAGACGCAGGTCGTGCAAGGCCCGATTCGAAAAACCCGGTGGGGGATAGGAGTGCAGGCAGGGTACGGCGCGGTACTCAAGCAGGATGTGAGGCTGTACCCCTATATTGGAGTAGGCGTATCTTACAATATAATCAGGTGGTAATGAAACAGCAGGAGGAAGAATACAACTATGGCTGGAAAGTCATAGAAGCGGAGTTTCACCGTAGAGCCTACGAGCTGTTTGATTTTCAGTTCAGGCAAGATTGGAATTTGGAACCGACGTGGCGGATGAATACAAATATACTTCCACCAATAAGAACCATAAAAAAAAGAAACGATGAAAAAGTGGACTTTGATTGCCCTGATCGGGGCCGCGATAGTGCTGATCGCATTGTCGCTTATCAGTAAGACGATGGGTTACGTTATCGTAGCCGCAATGGCCGCAGTATTTGTGGCGTATGGTCTCTTGTGGGCCTACACCAAGTACTGGCCAAGATCGTCGAAATAACAAAGGAAAATAGGGCCATTTGGCCCTATTTTTACATATATGCTCGAATAACCGATCAAGGGTACGTGTTTTTACCGTCGTACGTCACGAAAGAATACGATCTTATCATCCACACTCCGTCTACGATCAGGATGGTTTTAGACGGGATATTTATAAGATACGTTGTGATGTTGTTGGGCTGAGTAAGGGTCAGTGAAAGGCCGAAATTGGTCTTGTTGCTCACCACAATTTTGATAGGCGCCCCCTCGGAGGACGGGGGTGTTTCAGTGGTAATGATTATGTTTCTGGCCCGATCCGACGCTTCGATCACCAGCCATGCCCACGGAGTAGCGTGAATGGTGGCGTCTGCAATCGTAGGCCGGTAAGAGGGCATATAGGGCATGCCGACAGCAAATGCCATCTTACTGTTGGTCACGGAGCCGGGCGCCAAAATGGAGCTGGTCACGGAGCCGGGCGCCATCTTGGGGGTAGTGATGGCGGAATCGGCTACTGCCTGCGTCTGCACGATGTTTGCAGGCAGGTTGTTGTCGATGTAGTCCCAGCGCCACAAGGTGCTGATGGATTTTACATAGGCGATCCATGCCGTGGTTTCCATCGCTCCCGTAACCGCGCCGTCCACGATCTCCCACAGGCCAGTTTCGGCTTCGTAGTCGGTCGATGTTCCCGTTTGCTTGGCCGTAGTGACCATGAGGGAATAGACGATGTTCTGGTAGTACGATTGACCCGTGGACGAGGTTCGGGGTTCTGCCGTGTCGTTCTGGGCTTTGGCATACAGATATCTGCCCTTCGGGATAGAAAGGGTATCACCGTTCGGAGTCGGGAAAAACTTGCCGTACATCAGCACGCCGCCGCCCTTGTTGATTCGCAGGGAGGTGTTTTGAGGGCCTATCACTCCCTTCAAAATGCAGTAGGGAATCGGGCACGGCCACGCGCCCATCATGCCGAAGATGGTGTCGGCCATCGCGGCAAGGTCCGAGACGAACACCCGGTTGCCGTTCGAAGTGGCTATGAATTTCTTGATTGTTGCCATGTTGGTTAACCGTTAAATTCGGTGATTTTTTTCTTGTCGTCTACGCGGTAGAGATCGACATGCACCCAAGAGGTGTCTTTCTCCAGCCGGATAGGATAGGGAAGTTTGGATGCGTTTTTTTTGAGGATTTCCCGCACGTTGTGAGAGGGGATGGTAGTGGAGAAGTCGAACCCCTGCGCGAGCATATGAGCCGAGACATACAGCAAGCCGGAGCGGGTTTTCGACGCCACCAGATCGCAGATGTTGCATCGCAGGCCCCGCTGGCTGTACTGACCGCCGCCCACCCAGTTGTTGATGGTCATGGGAAGGCCGAGGATGTTGCGGATGGCCACGAGCGTTTCGAGAAATTCATTGGAGAAATACCGCCATGCCTTCTCGCCGTCGCGCTGGTAGACATGAGGACATACCAGCTCTGTTATCTTGAAGTTTTTCTGAACTTCGGCAAGCAATTCTGATCTTTTCATATCGTTACTTTTTGATTAAGTCCTCCATGTCTTTGGCCACGTCCTCGTCCCAGCGCTTCGCCTTGTTGATGGTGAACTGCCGCAGCCACAAGAACAGCTTCGAGCCGGAGAGATAGGCCGCGTTTTCGCAAAAGGACCACAGCTCCGTAAAACATACCATCGCGCAGAGAATATTGGGAAGCCGGTCGGCGCCGAAGTCCCCGCCCAGCACGTCATTCCCGATGACATACAATCCGGCGACCGCCATTGTGCAGAAGCCAAATTTGTAGATCGTGCGCCACGCCGCGTCGGAGTAGAAGCACCAGCGCTTCCCAGCGGCGGTCACCCGTTTGTAGGATGCCAGACAGCCGATGACGAAGTCCGTCATGATGAAACATACCATCACAAGGACCAGCGGCCCGATGGGAGCGAAGTAGCCGACGAATCCCAACCACCAGTTGTTACCGATGGTTTTCACGTAAGGCAGAATCGTGTCTTTGAGGATAGAGGCGAGAGACATGGGAGTTTAATTTACAACTATTGAATATTGGATTCCATAGGCCACAAGAGCGTTCAGGTCTGCGATAAAGTCCGGATAGACGTCCGCGTTTTTAAGCCCGGCGGGGATGGTCACGACCGGGGCATTCGCCGTGCTACCGTATTGGTAGAACTCCACGCCCTTCGACATGTCGGCCGAATAGGGGAACATCAGGGTGCCCAGCGACATATCGGAGCTGTACGGGAACATGAAGGTGTCGAAAACGGGGGCCGTGGTGACGGTTATCTCCCCGAAGTCGCCGTAGTAGGCATTCAGGTAGGCTTGGATGGAAATACAGCTGCCGTCGTTGGCCGCCAACGCATAGTATTTCTTGCACCACGCCTCGTATGATTCGATCTTCGGGAACAGCGGCGCCAGACAGCAAAACAGGAACTTGTAGAACACGTTCAGCGTCGGACTTGAGTCGTGGTTGAGCGCATACTGCGGACGCAGGATGTTGAACAAAAGCCACGGTATGGATAGATGTCGAAGCATTACCGGATGGGATTAAATACTACGATGTCAGTCAGGTTTTGCAGTGCCGCGCTGAAATTGAAGTAGCCGGATGCCGGCGTCAGAATGCCGTTGGTAGGCTCGGCGCCGTCGCAGGTGATGCCCACGAAGTAGGCGTCGCGCACGCCCGGCACGCCGGCGAGGGCGGTTTCGATGTCGTTCACGAACACCGGGGAGTCGCCGAGCAGGGTTCCTTGCGTGGTGATAAGGATTTCCTTCACGCTGTTCTTGATCTGGGACAGCGAGTAGGTGTCCAGATAGCGGATGAAGAGCTGGGTGGTGGTTATGATGCTGGGCGTCGGCGACGAGATCATCATGCTGATGCCGAATGCATATTTGGCCGTCATGTAGTTTGAGAACTCCGCCAGCTGCTCGGCCGTGAGGGCCACGTTGTTGCCGTTCGCATCCTGCGTGCAGACGTGCATGTTGATGACGTTTTTCTGCGCATCCACACGAATGGCCACCTGCTTGATGATCTGCTTGGCCGGATCGACCGTTTCGTAGCCGTAGGCGTACTTGGACGGATCGACAACCACCAAGTTGTCGCCGGTTTGGAACGCCAGCGCCGTGTCGATGTAGTACTGCTTCCCCATGACTCGCAACGTTCGGGCGGCCGTCTCGATCACAACCTCCGAATTGGACTGATTCAGGAGAACAGTATTGATGGTCTCGGCGAATACCGCGGCCAGCCGGCGCCAGATGGCTGAATTGCTGGTGCTCGTGAGCGACGAGATGGTTTTGCCGATGTTGGCTACTATTTGTTCATAAGTGGTCATAAAGATTTCATTAAATTAAGGTACGTACGTGAAATCCAGAATAGGCATGATGGAGCCGCGCATGGTGTTGAACTCGATCGCCGGCGCCGTCATGACGTAGTTTTCGATTGCTACGGACAGCGTGAGGGTGCATCCATCCTCGGCGAGCGCCGAGAGAGGTATGCCATGCTCGGTCTCCAGCTTTTGTTGCATGTCAATCCACAGATCACTTCCGGAGGATAGATAATACGACCAACCCAGCTCGGTGATTTGGAGGGTTATTTCAACCGCATCCGAAACGCTCTCGGAGCCTACGACCTCAAAGTCCCCCAGCGACGGGATATGGACGTTGTAGGTGGGCTGGAAATAGGTGTTGATAATGACCGGTGTAAGGTCGTTATTCGGCGCGAATACGGGGTAGATCGACGGCAGGTTGTCGCCGTAGCCGGCATTGTAGTAGGTTTCGTAGATGGCCCCTTCCGTCGGCGCCGCAACGTTATCTGCCAGCGCCAGCGAACCGCCGATTATAGCATCGTCCTCGGAATAGAACACCACGTACAGTCCGGCCACGCTGGTGATGGCGGTCGGAAGCGGCAGGTCTATGACGAGCCGATTCGACGTGTCTTTTTCCACGACGTTGTAACCGAGAATTTCGCCGTTAAGGTACACTACACCAGTCATCGTAGTGGGATCGGCCACTATCTGCGCCATCATCGGCCAACAGCGAAGCTTCACGTTGTTTTCCGTTTTCGGAGGTCCTCCCCACGCTTCCGGAATGTTGGCATAGTCGGCGAAGGTGGGGGAATCTGAGAAGCAGTGATCGTACGTCTGCGGAACTGTAAAGCCAAGTTCAGCGGTTCGTTCCCAAAGATGAACTTTCTGCCCGTTAACCACGGTGTAGGGAGATTCGTTGGTGACGCCCGGCAGTTTACTAAATAAGTAGGCGAAATAGTGAGCTTTCTTACAGTCGTCAAAGATGTTAACAGGAGGGTTGAGAAGATTGCATTCAGTGAAAGTAGCATGCAATGTTGTAATGCCGGTACACCCCTTGAATATGTCAGTGACGTCGGTAAGACGCCTACAACCAGCCAAGCAATAAGCCGTAGTATTTGCCAGCGGGCAGTTCTGGAAGGTGCCAACTGCGGATATGGCGCCCGAATCATAAAATACTATACTGATATTTCGAAGTTCGGGGCAGTCAGCAAACAAATAGTCCACGTTTTTGATTTGATAATCAAATTCAAAACACGATGCGGCGTCCTCCAACCGGGGGCATCCTCTGAACATCTGGGGCGGTATGTAAGCAAGACGCCAGCAACACATAAACATGGCATTGCAGCTTTTGATATTCGGTTTTCCCGCGAACGACCCTACCACTTCCGTCAGATATACGCACTTGTAAAAGCCATTATTCCACATTCCGGATGGGCATGCCGCGTCGGCATTGGTAAGGTCTACCTTAATGAGCGCTTCTTGGAATACAGTAAAGCTAGAATTTTGCAAGACACTACCGAAATGTTGGCTTGTGCCCAGAAACGTCACCACGACTTCTCCGGTGGTTCCGGCGGCGTAGTTGTGACCAAACTGACCGTCGGTTTTGATGTACTCTACGGGTGTTCCGTCGCCCCAGTTCACATAGCCTTCATTGGTGTTATCTGCATTCAGGGAAAGGTATTTGCCCGCGATCTTCGACCCGTCAAAGGTATAGATGATGGAGCCGACATCACCCAGCATAAATTCCAGCTGTTCCATCTGCTTGTTCAGGTTGTCGAAAGGCAGGGATGCACTGTTGAACGGTCGGGCGTCGGCCACCGATACGGCTTCGCTGTTGTATACCACGTCCGGCACCTCGATGATGCGACCTGCCTCCAGCTGCGGGGTGTAGGTGTCGAAGCCGTTGGCGTTCATTATGTCGTTGATGGCACGCAGTGATCCGGTCGTGTTGTAGCACACGTCCATCAGCGTATCACCGGATTTTACTTTGTAAGTTGCCATACTCTAATCAGCTTGCATTACGATGGATGTTGCGAAGTATACGTCATCGCTCCCGGCTTGGATATTCCAATACGGCGAGTAGGTGATATGATACCCGGTTTTGACGGCCTGAACGTTGATGGTCACCTGCTTGAGCGACGCATTATCGCCGTTCCAGATGTATATATCATGATGGCCTGCCGCGGAATCATCCGGAATTTCCCCCACCGAGGTGGGCGACAACCAATCCGACAGCGTGCCATCCGGCAACGTGTAGTTGATCTTGATGTCAACATCCGACAAATACCCGACGCCTACTTGCACGGCTATGCGCACCTCGATGTTGCGTTGTGTTTTGTCCGGGGGCGTGGGAATGATGAGATCGGGATCGGGTTCTGCGACGGGGTATTGGGCATCTACCGAGATGCTGTATTCGCCGAAGTTCTCGCCCTCGGTGATGCGGATGTCGCAGTAGTCGGCGCCGTCCTTTATAACCTGCCGCTTGGCAGTGGCGGCCAGCATGGAGACGTAATCGGGGCGTGCGTTCAGGGCGAAGGTTTCGAACCCCACGCCGAACTGAGGTTGCAGGATGTTGACGGGATTTTTCAGCAACATGAGCGTGGCGTTCTGAATCGACGGATCGACCACAACGGCAAAATCGCCGTTGGAGGTGCCGATGTCGTTGTTTTTCAGATCGAAAATAATGTCGCTCATTACTGTTGCACTTTGTCGTTCGTATAATCCTCTGCCTTGAAAGGCGATACGCTTCCCGTAGGGGGAGCCGTAGTATCTGCTCCGGCCGCCGCAGACCATGTATAGGCGTGTGTATGGCTGTTGAACGCCGACACGAAAATATTCATGGCATTGGTTATGGCGTCCGGGATCACCATGCCGCCGATTGCGCCACCGTTCATGGTGACCGTATCGCCGGAAATGGTGAGGGAGCCGCCCCCGTCTTTCGACAAATATATGGATTCTTTGTCGATTTTGCAAAAATATCCGCCTACCGACGCTTCGATCTTGTCTACGCGCGTGAAGCTTACCACGAAAGCGTTCTCTGGCTGTTGGTAGGGCACGCCGAGGATCACCGCGGAGTTTACGGCGGGATAAAAAATAACGCTCGCATCCCCGCCGATGACATTGGATAGGCTTATGTCCGGGATTACCAGTCCAGCATCACCAATGCGAACGTTAATTGTTTTGGTCTCTTCATCCACTGAATCGACGTTGCCGTAGAGGATGGACGGCTGGTTCACGCCGTCCAGCAGACGGCGCAGGTCCTTGCCGAAGTCCTCCATACTGCGTATGAATTGTCCTTGATTCATCAGTTCGCCAGATAAAGAAATGTCTTGTTTGTAACCGTCAGTATCTGCCGGTAGCCTTTGCCTTTTCCGCACGTCACCTTGCGGCCGATGACATAATAGCCGCCGCTCAGGGACTTGAAGATGGTGTCATTGAAATTTACGTAGTCGTAGAGCCGCACAAGGGGGTACAGCAACGTGGTGATGGTGCCCTTGTTGCGCTGAGCGCGAAGGCCGGCCAGCACCGACAGCGCCGTGGTGTTCATCTGCTGAGCATTGCGGCCCGGCGTGAAGGGAAGGTCGTACACAAGGCCGTTTTCCGCCCCTTTCTCGATGGTTTTCATGGTTCCGTCCTCCAGATACCGGACGATGACGCGGAAATTCTGGAACATCATGTCCGAGGGCACGATGTCGCGGGCTATCACGTTTACCGACGTGTCCAGCTCCACGGTGGGGGATTCGGATTCCGAGATTCCGAGTCCGCAGTAGACCCGCGCCTTGTCGCTCTCGATGCGGACATTGCCGTAGAGTTTATACATGCCGACGATCACCCGCTCCAGTACATCGTATGGCGACACTCCGGTGGCGGGTTTGAGCACAAAATCGCTCTGCATGGATTTGGGGTCCGGCAACAGAGAGGGATAGGCGTATGTCAGCTTGTTGTCCTTGCGGTACTTCGCAAACGCCGCGTTGGCCGTGTCGCACATCTGTTGCAGAAGCGAGGATAGGGGAGTGGCTTTGGGCCACGACTGCGTAACCGTGCCGAATCGAAGCATAAATGCCGCATCCTCGCACTTTATTACCGTCGGGAACCCTCCGATAACATCCCGGATGAATCCGTCAAATTCAAGGCGCTTTTCGAACTTCTGGCCGATGACGGCATTGTCGTGATACCATGCGTACACCTGAATGCGGGCGCCGGTCTTGATATTCCAGTCGTCCGGGTTGATGCGAACGTAAGTGGTCGTGTTTTTACCCACCCGCTGAACGGCGATGGTGCTTCCGCGCCCCACCTCCTTCGCGGCCTTCGCGGCTATGGTGTAGAAAGGCATCTCGATGGATGCGGTTCCAACGATGTTCTCGCGCGTTTCGTCGGATTCGAAGGATTGGAACTGGCCGATGCTCTTCCCCTCAACGAAAACCTCGTTTCCGCAGATCAGATAGTTTCCCGTTATGTTTCGGACGGCCATGTTATTTCACGGTTGTGGGCACGGACTGCGAATCCTGCGTGTTGGCGGAATTGGTGTAGAGAAGCGGATCGGCGATGTTCACCTCCTGCAATACCAAGTTGATGGAACCGAAGGTGTCGCCCTGCATAGGCGAGAAGCGGTAGGACTTGATGAACGCCCAACCGATTCCTATTTCATTATTCAGCACCGTGTTCTCGATGGCAAAAACCTCGTCGTTCTCGTAAAGTTCATCCAGAAACCGCGTCAGCTTGTATACCGGCGTGGGGTCCCCGCCGCGCGCATTGCGGCGCCGGATGGTGGTGGCCGACATATCCTCTACCTCCTGCGCTTCCCGGCGCTGGATGTTGAACGACACCGACACCACCTTCGGGCCTTTGGCCACCCGCTGAACGATATTGATGCCGTCCACCAGCTGGGATTCGTCGGTTATTTTCTGAGCCGATACCGAGAAGTTGAGCGAAAGCGGCGCATAGTAATCGCCGCACACGAAGATCGCGTCAGCGATGGGATCATCCGTCAGGCCGGAAAGGGCGTCGCTGATTCGCTGGGCATCGTCTTCATGCGTGGACGTGGAATACTCTTGGGTGGAAAGCGGCGCCGGAGACATTTCTGGGGTGTTGTCGCCGGTGCGTATCTTGCCGCCGGGGCTTTCGATCAGCACACGAACAATACCCGCCTGCGAGAGCACGATTTTTCGGGCGTTCAACACCTGTCTCTTATACACATCTCCGAGCCCACGAGACTCG